GCCAAATGAGGAATACATTAAGTCATCGCTATTTTTTGAAAGATCATATAAACATTCTACGTCTTTCCATGTGGCATTTTCAGAACAAAAATTTCTTTCAATTACTACAGATCTTTGTTTTGTTGCATTAATAAGATCTTGTTGCGAAATCATTTCTTTTTTGCTTTTGCTTTTATTGTCCATATTGGAGCCTTTAGTGCATCTCCGCCCCACTCATAACCAAGCAACTTAACAATAAATTTAATAAATTTAATTCTCATTATTTCACCTTTTTGCCAAACTTGGCCCAAACTCTTTCATGCAAGAAATATCCTAATGCTTCCCAAGCAATATAAACTAGTGCCCCAAACGCAGCGTATTCATATTCCCATTCTCCAGTAGCAATATAAACGCCTACTGCAAGAACTCCCGCAACACCTACAAGGTGAAACGTTTCCCAACTTAATGTTTTTAGCAAACTTCTTTTTGTTGAATCCATTATATTCTCCTATTTATTTTTCTTATTATACTCGCCGTACTTACCAAGAACTGCCTTTACAGTACCGTCTTTTCTTAGACGGACAATCATTCCATCTTTAATTTGAATTGGATTAAATGGATGCTTAGATCTATATTTTCCAGAAGATTTACCAGAAGCCATTGCCACTACCACGAACTTTCTTGCTTTGTTTTTCTATTGAGTTAAAAGTGTTAGCAAATAGTGCCTTATCTTTTTCTGCGTTCACGATACGGCGTGACCAAGAATAGCCAGCATCCCCACCCCATGCTAACCACATTATGTACCCATTGGACGGATTAGATTGATTTGCCCAATCCTTCCCCTTTTTGTCAACCTCATGGCGAGAAAAATAAGAGTACATTCTTTTAACAGTACTAAGAGAGAGCGACTCTCCTCTTGCTAACTGTCCTGCACGAGTCCATCCTACTGATGTACCCGCACCCTTTGCCTTACCTTGTTCCTTAAATCTAATTGCTTTACGTGCTGCTGCTCTCGCACCTGCTGGCGGAGAGTATCCATCTGCTTTTGAAACAGAATCAGTTTCATAAATTACATCATCAGAATCTTCCCAAAGATCGTCAGCCTTTTCTGCTGGAACACAATTAGGAACTGGCTTACCGTTTTCTCCTGGCTTCATTCCTCTTTGCACATAACCATCCCAGCATGGTGCTTGCTTAACTACATTAGCACAACAATCTGATTTCATTTCTCCAGACTGACATTGTGGGCACTGTTCACAATTAACATCTAATTCTTTACACATTGGGCATCCGCATCCTTCGTATGCTTTATCAATTCCTACATTCTCTTCTAATGATGGCATAGCCATAACCTCCGATGCCCTTGCTCCAACAAAATATTCAGTCTCTTCAAGACCGCCTTCTTCCATTTCAAATAATTGTATTAGTATTGCTGGCTCTGTTAGGCTTGCCTCAATAGCATATTCTGATCCTGGTGTTCCTAGCATACCCTCGTTCATAACATGAACTACACGACCAACATACATTTCTTCTTCATGTGGGGCCATTACCATGTCGCCTTCTTTGACCATAGCCTTGCCTATATTGCCCTCAGAGCGGTTTATAGCGTAGATCTGTGCTGCTGCCTCACGACGAGTCTTATGGCACCCCATAACCTCTCCTGTGTCCTTTACGGCAGGGTATCCAGAACAACCTGATGACCCCTTAGCACCTACATGATACGGCATATAAATAGTATATCATATCTTATGATAGAATAGTCATATGGAAGAATCATTAACGCCAGAACAGCAGGCAGAGATAATTGTGCACAAAATTATGCAGGCAACAAAAGATAGGATAGTATCTATCCTTGAACCACAATTTAATAAAATTGCAGACGATGGTGTACATTTTGATAAGGGTCTAGCAGATGCAATTATTACTGATATTAAAAATGCTTAATTAGACTCTGAAATAAATCTATTATGCGTTCTTATTCTATGACAATTTGAACAAACAACTTCACATTTTTCTATTTCTTTTTTAATTGATCTCCAAGAAAAACCATCGTGAATCATTCTAGACACATTATATTTTTTATCTTTGAGATGATCAAAATCTAATACTATAGGATTATTTTCTCCACAGTCCACACACCCACTAGACTGTTTTATTTCTGTCAGTCTTTTTTTATAAGCCTGCTTCTGCCTATGAAGTTCTTTGTCAGTCATAGATAAGATTATTATACAGGGGAATTATAAATCCCCCGCAGGAAATTCAGGCACGATGGCCCAGGTTAATAAGATGGTAACTAATCATCCCAAGGTCCTGCGGAGGACTACTATAATTATACTACTTTATCTTTGCTATTTGTAACTTAGCAATCTTTAGGGCATTGCCAGTAATTGGGCTATATCCATCTATCTTATTACATTTAGTTAGGGCAAATGTAAAAAAGTCTTTAATGTCTTTAGACCTATCCCCTGACTCTCTGTATGCTATGGCATATGCAAAGGTTGATATGTTATAGGATGTAGGAGATACATTTTTATAGTTTAGTATTGCAGATCCGTTTTCATTAAAAGATAGTTTAGATAAAAATGTTGCTGCTGCAGATGGAGTTGGATATGTAAATTTACCTGCTTCATTTTCAATTCCTGCAGTTTTAAGGTTTTTGGTATATGAAACTTCGTTGTATGAAATTGAACCTTTAAACATTTTTTGACTCATCGCTACTTGCGTTGATCCACTTACACCTTGAAAGTATGGACTCATTGTACTTGGAAATGCAGTCTTAAAGTCCTTATGCCCTAACTTATTCCAAATTTGTGGAGCAACAGTGTTTAAATAGGATGTAAATACTTCGGAAGTTCCAGACCCATCCATTCTATAAATAACAGTTATTCTAACTTTAGGTAATTTTCCTAAGTTTATCTTTTGTATTTCTGGATCATTCCACATTGTGATTTGTCCAGCAAATATTTTAGCAAGAACTTCTTTAGTTAATTTTAATCTTATTTTATATTCTGGTAAGTTATATGCTATTGCAATAGGGCCTGAAACAATTGGAACATATAATATTTCTCTTGGAGGCTGATTATCTGATTTAGAATACGGAGCATCTGAAATAGCAAAGTCTACTAAATTATTATTTAGAAAGTTTCTTCCTGCTCCAGAACCATTTCCAGTATAATTAATTAAACCACCTGTTTGCTGTCCATAGAGGACACGACATTTATCTACAAAATTTAATGCAAATGTAGATCCAGCACCCTTAAGGGATGATTCTGCTGAAGCAGCAGGTAGCAAAAGAAGGCTAACGGTAAAAGTTAGCATTGCAACAATTAGTTTTAGTCTCATATATACATAATATCTTTAGTTTTACTACTATTGGTTAATTTAATATGGCTAATAAATGAATATTGAGCAGTTTATCCACATGCTCAGGTGTAAGTATGACCTACTATTATTTACTTGATCTTGATGGTTCTTGGTTTCTTTTCTTCTGGGATGTTTCTTTCCACAATGACGCTAAGAATACCGTCTGCCATTTCAGCACGATCAACCTCCATATACTCTCCTAGAGCAAAGGTGCGTGTGAACTTGCGAGTTGCGATACCCTTATGTAAGACATTTTCTGTCTCGTCTTCGGTTTTCTCACCCTTGATAATTAGACTTCCATTATCCACAGAAACCTCAACTTCGTCCTTGCTGAATCCAGCAATAGCCAAAGATAATTTGTAAGTGTCCTCATCAAGTTTTACCACATCATACGGTGGATATGATTGACGAGTTGCCTCACGATGGATATTTGAAAGACGGTCCAACTCACGGTTGAAACCAATAAAAAATGGATCCTTAAATAGATCCAATGCAAATGAACTTACCATTATTTCCTCCTTATTAAGCGAGTTCAATATATACCCCCCTTTGGGCAGGTACTTTTATATTATAGCATAATAAAGCAGGCTAGTCAATTACCCTAACCTGCTATATTATATTTACTACTTACTTTTTCTTGGTTGGAGCCTTTTTAACTTTTACATTCTTAAGGGCATCTTCAAGAGCAGAGACTGCTGGCATTCTGCCAAAAGCCTTGTCATTTGGATTTGCTGCACGAAGTGCTACTGGTGCAATTGCTGCCACCAATGAATATAGCAAATCTTGTGCTGGTACACCAGCCATATATAGTGCTGCTGCTGCACCTAGAACTGATCTTCCGTATGATGCAAGCATTGATTTTGTTTTGTTATCCATTTTTCCTCCTAGGATATGACTTTGGTTATGATGTCATAGCCAAGCCATAATCCAATTATACCAGCAACACCAGCAAAAACTGGGGGTGCTGGAACTGGTAGTTTGAAGGCAGCAAAAATAATTCCACATCCAAATCCAGTTAAAACAGAGAGTAATATTTCCTTCATTTTTTCTCCTTAAAATTTGGATGATCTAAAGGTGTGGGCACAGTTATTAATGCCCCACAATTTGAACAACTGCCATCCAAAAAATATAATCCTATTTCGTAGTCTATTGGATCAAACTCTGCCTTTATATTAAATATTTTGCATTTACATACTGGACATTGTGTAGTTGGTATACCTCTTAAATTAATCATTTGGGATATCCTCTGGATAAATATTTTTTAATTTATTGAATGCATCAAGTATGCTGTTTAATGAATTATCATTAGTGTTTAAAGTTT